ACCGTAATCAGTTGAGCATCGCCGATCACCTGACCGGCTAGCTCCATCAGCGGGGATCCGGTATCGTTCAGATCGGCCAGGGAAATGTTTTCCTCGTCGTCTGTCCATCGCTTGGAAGGGTAGACCAGGACGCTCATGCTGTGCGTCCTTCCCGTTCGGCCGGGGCGCTTTCGACCACCGTCCCTAAGACCGTTGCGTTGCCTCCGTTGCTTTCCACCCGGTAACTGGCGTAGCGCGTCCGGCGCGAGAGCGAACATTGGACGACACTTTCCTGTTCCACTTCGATCGGGATCGGCTCGCTCCCAGGGAGGAAACCGTCTCCCGCCCGGATCGCGTAGTCGAGGCGTTTCGGGGCCAGAAAATCGTCGTTGGCGTTGGTGATGAGATAGGGGGCTTGACTGAGCACGTCGTACTTCGTTCGGTCCGGGTCGATCTTTTTCTTTACCTCCTCGTCATTCACCCCGGCCAGGAGCTCGGTCACGACCACGTTGGGATCATAGGTCGAGATGGCGAGCTGGAGCCCGGCCATTTTCCGTTTCATGTTCCCGGTCGCCCCGATCGTCGCGTAGCCGCGCGTCTCCATGACCCCCCGGATCGGGTAGGTCTTGGGCTCCTCGCCCGCCGCGTTGGCTTGCTGGAGTTGATCGTCGCGGCCCTCATACATGAGGCGCACCGCGGCCGGGCTGTTGCTCACCGCCCAAACGCGGCGACGGCCGTAGAACTCGAAGCCGATCAGGTTATCGATTCGGAGCGGGTTAGGGATCGGCGGATCCACCCGGCCCCGCCGGTCGACATGTTCCCGGCCAAACCAGAGATCCACCGCTGCCCATTTCCGGGTTACGATATCGAGGACCAGGACGGCGTTGTTAAAATTGCATCCGTCCATCGGGACCGAGAAATAGGCGAAAGTCCCGTCCATGTTCGCGCAAGCCTGGTCGATCGCGGCCCAATTGATCCGGTTAAAGAGCGGCGCGATCATGTCGCTCACTGGCGTCGGATCGATCTCGAGGCCGCCCGCCGGTTGCCCGGTCCGCCCGGTCTGGATGATCCGGTAAATCGCGCCTTTGCCCGCGTCGGAGAGGAACAGGAGCTCGCTCCCGGTAAACACCGCGCACTTGCGAGCGGCCAGGCCGACCCCTGCGGGCCCAGGAATGTTGTTCATGCTCGGGGGCGGATCGCTCGCCGGGGAGAGGTTCAAGGCCAGGGCGCGAAACCACGAATCGCCCAGGTCGCCCGGGATCGGGCCGAGCAGGTCAAAGGATCGGCCTTTGCCGATGATGAGCCCGAATTGCGCCGGGTAAGGGAAGGCCCCGACAATGTCGTCGCTTGTCCCGGTGTTGATCCGAAACTTGTGCAAGATCGAATCGTAAAGGGTGTAGTTGTTGATATCGCTCGCCCCCATCCAACCGGGCTCGGTCGGGATCGGGAACCAGGCCCGGCCCAAAAAGTTGATACTCCAGGGTGCGCGCGGGATCGGGAGGAACCCGAGCCCCAGGCTCGGCTCAGGGATATCGGTAAAGCCGAGTGGATCCAGGCCGTCCCATTGCAGGGTCGGCATACTGATATCGTCCGAGTGCATCAGGACCTTGTCGAATTGCTGGCAAAACTCGATCCGGCCGAACGGCGCGAATGGTGTCGGGATCTCGACCGGCACGGTCCCGGAGCGGATTGAGATCACCTTGGTCTGCGTGGCTAGGAGGCCCATCTCGCGACCGTTCGGGTTCGAGTAGGGGCCGCTCCCCAGGAGAGTGTTGGCCCCGTATAAATTGGCAAAGAGCGGGGTCCTGGTCCCCGGCCGGTCGGTCACCTTGCCGTCGTGACACCGCTTATTGTCCCCGCGAGCGTAGTAGCCTGGCTGGAGCGTCCACCTGGGATCGCGCATGTTCAAGCCGACGAAGCCCTCGTCCCCCTCGAGGGTTGGCTGCGACGGCGAAACCGGCGAGAGATTGTACGGGCCGCTCATAGGTTCTCATGCTGCCATGACGCGATCGGCGGCGGGCGATCCGAGCGTTGCCTCGGCCAGGATCTCGACCCGGTTCAGCCATCCGTCGAGGAAACGGTCACGGAAGGGTTTGCCGTTGAGCTTGGCCGGTCGTTTCCGGTAATAGGTGCAACGTGCCCGCAGAAAATTGATGAGCTCCTGGTCCCCGGCCGCGTTCACGGCCGCGAGCGTCTTGGGACCGATGAGGCCGTCCACCTTTGCCCCTACGGCTTTTTGTAGATTCGTCCCGACCCATCCGATCCCGGGGTTGACGGCCGAGTCCAGGACGGCCAGGTCCCACGGCGCTTTCATTTCGGCGCAGCGCGCTTTGTCCCAGGCTTCGTGGCGATAGATCTCGATCGCTTCCGCCTCGGTCAGGTTGACCACGTCGACGTTCGGGTGGTCGCGTTGGTCGATCCCGTATTTGGTCGTCCCGCCGGGATCGTTCGGGTCGCGATCGATATGCGCTCCGCCCTCCCGGGCCAGAACGAATTTGACGCACTCCAGGAAGCGAGCCTCTGAGGACGGAGCAACCTTGGGCTCGGCGGACCCGGTGCCTTGCTTTCCAGTTACTCCGTCGCTCATTGTGGTTCGCCTTTTCCGGGGAAGGCCGTGCTAAGACGGCTGGCCGGGGTTCTCGCTCGGCGGCGTGTCCGCCTGGGTTTCTCCTTCGGGTGGCGGCGGCGTTTCGTCGCCCTCTTTTTCGGGCGCTTCACCAAGGCCCCCGGCGGCGACGCCCGCGCGGGCTTCGGCGACGCTCTGCGCGGCCTTGTTGATGCTCGGCGTGTCCGGCGTTCCTTCTTCGCGCACGGGCGGGGTTTCCTCCCCGGTGGCGGGATCTGTCTTTACTTCGGGATCAGCGGGATCTGTCTTTGGATCGTCCATTTTTCTCCTTTGGTTGTTAGGTTTGTTAGGTTGAGCCTGGAGGGTAACAAAGTTCAAAATCCAAATAGGTAAAAGCCCAGGATCCCGAACAGGATGATTTGCACGGCGGCGGTCCCACGGACCACGTTAGGGTTATCTCTCCACCCGAATGAGCCGATGGCCCAAAGGATCAGGAGCAGCCAGAAGATGATGCGCGGCATCGTTAGATCGCCCCGGCTGCTGACCTGGGCGAGGATCGTTAATAGGTTCATGTTTTTATCCTTCTACTTGGGTTTCTTTTGCCGTCCAACGGCCTACCAGCTTTAAGACTAACGTCGCCCCGATCCCGATCTTGATAATCCAGGGGACCCAGGTGGCCGGGAAAATCTGATTAACCAGGTCGAGCGTGTCCTTGTCGTAAGGGATGGCCGCGACCAGGGTGAACGCCATCGTGAGATCTGAGGCTACGAGTGTTTTGTTGATCTTCATGGGTCCACTTTCCGTTGTAAGTCTTTCACTTCGCGCTCCAGCTCCTTCAACCGCTCATTCTGGCGTTCCTGTTGCTTGTCGTAATTCTTCTCGAAGATTTCAAATGAGACTGTGCCCTTGCTGTCCATCCGCTCGATCCTTGGCGCGATCTCCTCTTTCCAGATAACCAGGTCGTGGACTTTTTGGCGAGCCCCCCCAACGACAAAAGCAGCAACGATGACACCGGCGACAAAAGAGAGGATCTGTTTGCCGATCCCAAACCACTCTGTTTTGTGCTCGGGCTCCATCCCATTACACGTTCCCTTTGAGCCAGGTGATGACGGCGTCCCGGACCAGGATCGAGCTCCCGTTCTCAATTGGCAGGTTCCAATACTTGAAAGCGTGGGTCTGTTCGATCACTGGCACCGTCGCGAGCTTGAACGTGTTCGGCTCCGGCGTGTCGGCCTGGCTCTCGGTCATCCCGCATTTCAGCAGGCCCCGGATCAGGCTCGGGAACTGGAACGTGTCCACTCCGCCCGAGTCGTCGCTCGAGATCAACGCGAAGATCGGCGGGAGATTGTCTCGTTCCGCGTAGGTGAGCGGCGAGGCTTTGCGCAACGCCTTCATGTCCCAGGGACCATCGGGGAAGGTGTCCGGGATATCGACGTAGTTGGTGATCGCGTCGTGGTAGTTAGTCTCCCCGGGCGGATAATCGACTTTGAGATGGGCCTCGTCGTCGAACTGGTAGACCCCGCTGCATAGCACAACCAGGTCGGGCTTGTCATCGCCCCACTTCCCGCGCGCCGCCATGTACATCGCGTGCGAAGCGCCGGCCGATCCGCCGATACAATAAACGCGACCGTCACACCGTGGATGCGCGCGCGCAGCTCGCACGGCCGCCCGGCAATCGTCGCTCTGTTTCGGGTAATGACCCTCGTCGCCTACCGTGTTCTGACCTGGGGCCTGGTGGTTGGGCTCGTTCATCGCGTCGTGCGGTGGGGCCAGGCGATACTCGCTCGGGATCCCGATAAACCCGGCCCGGGCCAGATCGTCGGCCACGTTGAGCGGTCCCATCTCGCCCGACTTGAACCCGCCCGGGTGCCAGACAAGGCAGGCCGGGGCTTTCTCCGAGCCTGGCGGGAGGATGATGGACCATAGCAGTTGCACGCCACTGGAGGCGGTTCTAAAGGGGATTCGATCTGGTCGTTGTTGAGGCATAAGTTTGGATTTTTTTGAGCGTTTCGGTTGGTTATGGGATCGGGTAAATTGTGACGTAAAAGGAAATCGTCCCGGTGTTGATGCTGTTCGCCATCTGCCGGATGACCAGTGAGCTCGAGATTGACATAACGGCGGCCGCGTTCGCGCCCCAATTGTTCGCGGTCGGGCTGCTGGTCGCGGCCGGGGCGGTCGTTTGCAGCATTTGTGTCCCTCCGCCCGCTGCCGCGTCGAAAAGTGCGAGCGTCCCGGCGGCCATCGATCCGGTTTGCGTCTCGTTCACGAACCAACTGCACGCCGTGACGGCGGTATTGCCGCGCACCGCCCAACGGGTAACCCCGGCCGGGAGCGTGATCGTCGCGATATCCCTCGGGTTGCCGCTCGTCGTGATCGCCTGGCTTTTGAGGTAAAACGTGATCGCCCCGTTAATGACGGTGGCGTCGGCGGCCGTGGTCGTCATTTGCGCCTGGTTGATCGCGCCGGTCAGTTGGCTCCCGGCGATTGATTTGTTCGTGAGCGTTTGGGTCCCGTTGGTCGTGACGTTGCCCCCGGGGATCTGGATCTTTTGGGCGGATGCGGTCGCGATCGCCGCGACCAGGAAGCTAAGAGCAAGAATGTTTTTCATAGTGTTAAGGTGCAATTTTCCAGGCGATATAACGAGGGGATCCGGTCATCGAAATGACACTGACGGCCCCGGTCCAGTTGTCGATCCTAACCTGGCCGCCCCGGCCATCGTCGGCCGCGACTCCGCAGGGCAGGATGAAACTGAGTGAGCTCGTCGTTGGGCTCGCCCCAAATTTCACCCCGAGCGCGTCGGCCGCGTCCAGGTTTTGAATAAACCCAACCTCTCCGGCGGCCAGAGTAAAGACGGTTGTGTTGTCGGTCGTTGAGATCGTGAAAGTGCTGGGGACCCCGGCATACTGTTTTAGGACGGCCGTGTTGGTCTTGATCGCGTCGATATCGGTCGTCAGGCGTCGCAGTTTGGCGGAGATCGAGCCTGTGCCTCCGGCCGATGAGACAGAATCCGCCAAGGTCCCCTCGACTACATCGGCCCCGTCCGCGATCGTGACGGCTCCGCCCCCGCCACCACCGCCCCCGGTCGCGTCGACGTAGGCCCCGGCCGTGTCGACCAGGCGGACCGGGAGCGCGTGCGTCCCGTCGCTGTTCACCTTCACCTTGGGATCGTTGATGTTGACGTTGCTGGTCTGACCGATGGCCAGTTGGCAGAGGGCGAGCCCGGCGAGGGCCAGGACGAGGATCTTTGTTTTCATGTTTTTATGTTGGTGGATTTGGGACTACATCGCCCCACTCGTTCAAACAGGTGTCCGAAATTGTATTGACCGTGTCGGCCGGTGGCAAGGTTACTGCGAGCACGACCTGGCGGCCCCATCGGCGCGGGCCGGTCAGTCGGTAACGTGGCGGGTTCGCACCGACCTCGAGATGTTTGTCCTCGGCGCGGGCCAGGAACTTCGCGGCCTCCTTCTGGAACATGCCTTTTTGCTGGAGATCGGCCGCCTCGTCGCTTGCTACCATGTAAGTCACGTAGCCCGCCAGGAAGGCCGGGAACGGCACGAGCGCCCAATACTGATCCGCCGACGTGTTTCCCGGATCGATCCCCTGGACCGGCTGGAGCGCCCGGTAAACGTCGCCGTCGCTCCAGAGCTGGAGATCGAGAGTTTTGTAGAGTTTCGTAGAATCGAAATCGCTCGCGCTGAAATGGTAGGTGACGGCGCGATATTTGATGAACACGGTCGCACCGCCGAACCGGAACACCTCGAGGCCGCGTGTGCTCATTTGCCAGGGGAGCGAGCGCGGGGTCGGCCGGGTCACGTCGCGCGGATCGCTCGGGAACACTTCCAAGACCTGGCCGAGCCGACGACGGCAACGCTGGAGCTCCTCGACAAAGAAGTCGTTGGCGGCGAGCTCGAAGGAATTGAAGAACGCGATATTTGTCGGGACCGTGCCCCTGGGTGCGTCCAGGAAACAACGATAATATCCCTGGCCGGTGACCAGGCCATCGACCCCGACCTGGCCCAGGTAATAGACTTCGTCGCCGACTTTCCAGTCGTCGATCGCGTTCCAGATCCGGCGGAAAGCGCGCTCCTCGGTGATAGTCAGATCCGCCCAGGCGTGCAGAGTCCAGGCGTACTCGAGATGCCGGAAGATTTCCGAGATCCAGCGGCGCGCTCGAGCTGGCGTGAGATCGAACCACTCGATGGCCAGGAGATCCGCGATCGCAAACAGGATATGATCCCGGAAATTGAGCCGTTGATAGTTGAGCGACGGCGGAGGGATGAACGAGGGCAGGGGCGGGGGCGGTGGCTCGATGATGATTCCACCCGTAAAGAGGTCATGCGAGTATTCGATGGCGCCGGGGATCCCGAGCGCGTCGGCCGAATACATCTCCCGGTAATTGGCCCCGTAGCCAAAGATGATATTGCCGACCGTGTTGGAGATCGTCGTCGGATCGCCCGCCACTCCGCCGTTCATGCGGAAGTTGGGATCGTTAAAGCAAAACCAGAGATCCTGGCCCGCGACGAAGTTGCCCCGTTGATGAATATCCCAAAGGAGCTTGAGGGTCCCGGTTCCTGGGGCCAGTGGCGTCCTGGTTGAAAATGAGTTGACCGTGGTTACGAGGCGATTCGGGTAGGCAAAATTGATGTTCCCGCAGGTCGTTTTGGCCAGGAAATTCGGGATATCAGGGTCGCCCGCCAGGTCGGCCGCCGTCTTGTCGAGCACGTCCCCGTTATTGCCGATCGCCGTCTCGATCAGGACCCCCGGGAAAGCGGCCGTTGCCACGTCGAAGAACCCGGTCTGACGGAAGCGCACGTCCAGGACGACATTGCTCGCCGTCGCCGTCGTGTTATTGGTCAACTGGACTTCGGTCGGGCTCGTCCAGCTCGCGATAAAGGTCAGGTTTGGGATCCCGGCTCCTTCCACGCCTTTGCCAACGTCGGCCAGGGTCCAGTTCGCGCTGAGTGAAACCAGGCGCTTGTTGCTGAACGTCTGGCCATCAGTGAGCGCGAAATGGGAGGTCTGCTTGATCGCCGTCTCGTTCATTTTGGCCGTCGTATAGCCCGCCCCGCGCGTCGCGAACGTGGTCCCGATCGGCGAGTTGAGCCATTGCTGGTTCCAGTCGATCGAGGGATCGCTCGGATCCTTGCCGTGCGGGACGTTCCAGTCCTCGGTCTGCGAGTTGGCGTACGCGATCCGAAACACCACGATCGACGATTTTTCGAGCGGGGTCAGGAGGTTGGTGAAGAACAGATCGTAACCCAAGCGGTTAATCATCCGCTTTTTGTATTTGCCGAAAGTCGGTTCCCAAAATACCGGGATCGTCGTCTCGTCCGGGCCGCTGTGGAATGGGCTCGGATCGTTGTAGGTGAAGGTCGTGCCGTGGACCATGTCGTTGTTGTTCGGCGCGACGCGCGGGCGGCCCGCAATCGTCCAGGCGCATCCGCTATGGCTGCCGGTCGCGTTCACGTTCACCTGTGAGGTTGGGCTCGAGGAGAGTTTGGCGGTCGTCCCGTTGGTGACGGTGCCGATGTAGGTCGGCGCTCCCGGGATATCGGTCCCGGTGATTTGGCGGTGCACGTCCGCATCCGAGAAATTGGCCAGGGCCGAGGTAATAACTTCCGACCCGATCGTGACTCCGTCGGTCACTGAGCCGGGGTTCCCGGCCGGGGTGTTGCCGATCGCCGTGAAAACGAAATCCGGGGTTTTGCCGAAATTGGTATCCGCGCCCGCCATCGTCGCGATCGTTAATTGGACCTTCTTCCCGGCCGCGACGGCCGCCTGGATCCGGGGGACCAGGTTGGTCACGGTGTATTCGTAGACGCCGTCGAGCCGCTCGTAATCTTTCCAGTCGGTGTTGATCCCGATGCAATCGATGTTGGGGTCGTCGAGGATTTGTTGGGCAATGTCTTGCGACCCTGAGATCCCGACTATTACGCCCTGGAACGCTCCGCCGCTCGGGGGGATCGGGATCCCGCCCTGGAGCCAGGCAATCATCGCCTGGCCCGCTGTCGTGTGCCCCGCGATCCCGTCGATCGGCGTGTCCCAGACTTGGAAAGCGTGTTGGTGACCGGGCGATTGGACTACGTCGTATTTGACCTTGCGATATTCGGGAATGGCCAAGGTGGACCGGGTAAAGCCAACGGCCGGACTGGTCAGTTTGGGGATGAGGCCGTTTTGGACCTGGTCCTCGAGTGGCCCCTGGTCGCTTTGTCCGACGAGCCCGGTTGAGGTCGGGATCCCGAGCGAATCGTGGACCGACATCAGGACATAACAGGGGGGCATGTCCGGGGTCATGTAAGTGACCGGCGAAGCCGTCGCGAGTAGCGCCAGGTCGGTCGGGTTCGGGAGGACCGGGTAGAGATAGGGGATCCCGGTGTAGTTGGCGATCGCGTCGTAAGGATTGGTTTCGCCCGGGGTTGGCGGCAGGGAGAGGAGAATCGTGTCGGCCAGGTTGGAGACGCCGCAGCTCAGGATCCCGCAGAGATCCGGCCGATCGTCCCCGGCCGTGCCGGTCGCCATCATGTAAGCAACGTGCGAGCCGCCGGCCGATCCGCCGATTGCATAGACCCGGCCGTCGCACTCGACCCGAGCTCGAGCTGCCCGGATCGCTCTTTGCACGTCGTCCGTTTGCTTCGGGTAGTGGCCGCTGTCGTTGACCGTGTCCTGGCCGGGCACCGGGTGGTTGTTTCCGTTCGGTGGCGCGGCTGATTTCATCGCGTTCGCCGGAGGCGCGAGGCGATACTCGCAGGCCAGGACAACGAACCCGGCCGCTTGCAGGGAGTTGCTGACGGTGCCGTTGTCGTGCCCGCCCGATTTGTAGCCGCCGGGGTGGAACATGCAGACGACCGGCCAGGTCGGGCCGCCGCTCGTCGGAACGTAGCGCGTCCAATAAAGGGCGACGTGGCCGGGGATCCCGTCCGCGTCTGCGTATTTTTCGTAGACTCCAGCCATTAGCGTTTAAATCCGTCGATTTGGACTTGGATCTTTTTCGATCGGCTCCGCACCCGCATCTCAGGGTGACGGTTCAAAGTGTCGCGCAGCGTGGCCTTGTCCCGGAACCAGTTCGGGCCGTACTTCACACAAAGGAAATCCCAATCCTTTTTGCAGATTGAGGCGACTTGTTCCCCCAGGCCCTCGATATGCGCCCGCTGGACCCGGGCGTTGGCGCGGGCCAGCTCGAGCCTGTCACTGGCGGCCGCGATCGCTCTTACTTGCGCCCGCCGGATCAGGGCCGCGAGGCGCGGACGCAGGACCCGGCTTGTCTCCAACTCGCGCAGGACGGGAGCACTCACGTTCTCCGGGAGCAGGATCGAGGTCCCCTCCTGGTCGAGCAGCTCCGGCAGTCCTGGCGTCATCGTTTTGAAAAGGTGACCGTTAAGAGCAGGGCCGGGGATCGAACCCGAGTTTTGCCCGCCAAAATGGCGAGCCGCCTTCCCACTTGGCTACTCCTGCTCTTAACGAATTTGTTTACCCGGCTTACTTCGCGAACGAGACGGCCCCCTTCACGTCCATGAGCGGGTTGGGATTAACGATCCGCACGAGCACGTCGATCTGGCCCTTGTTCAAGGCCAGGAGAGCGGTGCCGGACTTGGGCGTCCAGGTCGTCTTGAGGATATCGTCGGCCGTGTAGACCGCCGCGCTCAGGGTGCCCTCCTGGGGATCCACGATTTCCGAGCCGTTGAGGTTGACCTCCTTGTTGGCCAGGACGGTCGCCACGCCGACGCCATCGCCGACGCTAACCCCTGTCGTGTTGTTCGTGTTATCCGCCGTGTTTTGAAACGGGATCGTGTTGCGGAGCTCGACCTGGATCTTGCTCCCTTTGGGGATCGGTCCGTGTTCGAGTGTTTGCGTGGTCGTGACGGTGGCGAGGGTGAGGTCGCCCGCTGTCACGGTGAAGATATGCGTGTATCCGTTCATCGCGGACACTTCCGGCGCGGTGAGCGGCCGGAGTCTGTAACTGGTTTGCATAGGTGAGTTTGTCCTTTCCTTGGGGTGCTCGGCTTACGGGTGAGAGTAAGCCAACGGGTCGATTTTCATGTGCTGCAAGGGGTTGCCAAACTCGAGGCCGAGGATCGTCTCGATCAAGCCTTCCAGGCCCGCGCCCATATAGGGGAGCATGGAGTGACGCAGATAGAACAAGGGCCGGGTCTGGACCTTGGTCATATCGAGCGCGTAGCCTCGTGTCACGTAGGGCATGAAGCTGCATTGTTCGATCTGGACCGTGCCGTTGTCGCCCTCGAAAACGTCGATCCCTTTGGTCAACGTCTGGCTGTCACCACGCGAGAGCCGAGTGATCGCCGTGAAACCCGTTTTGTTGGCTTCAAAGCGGCCGAAATTCTCGCTGATGTGCGCCTTCAAGAGCGTCCCGCAGAACAGAGTCAGTTCCGCGGTGCCCCCGAGCTGGTCGTGGCGGCTGCGGAGCATGTCGTTGAGCTTCTTCTCCGTGAAGGTCGGGGTGACCAGGTCGCTTGCGACCAGGTAATCGGTGTAGATCTGCGCCGTCGGCGTCCGGTAATCCTGCGGGATCGCCGTTTGTGTGTCGCCGAAGGTGAGCGCCGCGCCCGAGGCCCCGATCGAGGTCCCATCGTTGATCGCCCGGCCGAGCGCCATCAGCGCCTCGCCCTTGTCTTTCACTCCCTGATCTTCCTTCGCGTCCTGATCGCTCAGGAGCACGGTTTCAACGTCGAAGGATTGCTCGCGGATTTTCTTGGCCTTTTGGCCCTTATAATCCTGGCTTGCGCCCAAGAGCCCGCCGAGTTCTTCCGCCTCGGTCGTGACCATCGGGGTCCGCCAGAATTTCTGTTTCCGGTTGTAGAGCTTTTTCGCGTTGTCGCCTTCAAAGGCGTAAACGTCGATTCCTTCCGGCACCGGAGCAGTCCGGCGCGCATTGGATTTCTCGACACCCCATCCATAAGGGCTGTCCATCATTTTCGGCCCCTTACGCACGCGGGCCAAGAATGTGACATTACGGTCGTCGGCGAGGATGAGCGCATCGCTCAGATCCTCATGGCGGACCTGGTCCGCCTTGGTAACTCCCGGCATAGTAAATTCTCCTTGGTTAGTTGTTGGTTTTTCAGACCATCGCCAACCCCACCCCACCCCCACCCTGGGCTTCGCTCAGGGCCTCGACATAATCAGCGTAGTCCTCATCGGTCTGGCTGCTGGCGAGGTATTTGGCGCGGGCTTCCTTCACGGACGTATCGGCCCCTGGGGCCGGTGGCGTTCCGCGAGCCGCCGAGGGCACGGCCGGAGCACGCTTGGGTTTCGGTGCGAGAAACGGTTGCAACTTGGGATCCACACTCGAGGACGGAGCGGCCGCTGCGCGCGCCGCCTGGGCCGGGAGCAGTCCGGCCGCGATCAGTTCTTCCTGTTGCTCGATCGCCGCCCTGGCCAGGGTCGCCGCGATCCAGCGACCGTTGATAGCGGTCTTGAGCGCCGGGAATTGCTCCAGCGTTTGGCTCGTCCATTTCGACATGTCACTCTCGGGATCACGCAGCTCGGGATGTTTGGTTTCGACGTGACGCTCCCACCCTGGGCGGAGCTCCTCCGCTTTTACTTGCGCGGCCGCCTGCTGTCCTTCCTGCTGGATCTGGATCCGGCGGGCCGGGATCTGCTTCGCGATCGCGTGGTTGGCCTTGACCAACATCTCGCGAACCTCTTGCGGCGTGAAATCCTTCGTCTCTTTCGAGTCGCCCTCTCCCACTTCTATCCCGAAAGCGCCGTCCAGGTTAAGGATGGCCCAATCGTGGATCTGTTCCGCGATGCGGAGGTGTTCGTCCAACGCCTCCATCGTCTTGAGGTTCTCGTATGGATTGCCGGAGCGCGCTGGCTGATCGGCCGGTGCGGCCGGTGGAGTCTTTTCGCCTGGCTGCTTTTCGAGGAGAGCCGTGAGTCTCTTGATCTCGGCGTCTTTCTCGGCCACTTGCGGCTCCAGTTCCCCTTTTATTTTGCCGGTGAGTGCGTCGATCCGGGCCAGGAGTTTCGGGTCGGTGTTGCGACGCTGTTCCTCCGTGAGCTCGGTCCCTTGCTGCGGAGCAGTCGATTGCTGCTCCTGGTGTTGCGGTTGCTGTTTCTCGACCTTGGCCCTGGCGCGATCCAGGATCTCCTTGGGCACGTCCATGAGTTCCAGCATCTCGAGCTCGGGCGCGCGGTCATCGACCGGCTCCGAGTGGGTTTGCTGTTCTCCTGAGCGGTCCTGTGGCCCTGGTGAGGCGACGTTGGCGCTGGTCTGACTTTCCCCGGTGACGCCCGGAGCGGCGGCTGGTTCAGCGTTCATGGAATAGACCTCCCAAGTGGCAACAACACTTATTTGGCTCGTGGCCCGAGGTTGGAGTGAAGGAATGGCCTCGCATTGCGGTCCGAGCAAAACTCGGCCGGAGAGGCAAAGTCAAAGATTCCGCTATGGTCGGCGGACGGGATCAGACGTGATCGGCCAGGATCAGGCCGGATCGGGAGAGTTCTCGTCTCGTTTAGGGTCCGGGAGGCTCGTCCAATCCTCGGTGTGGCGCTCCGCTCCGCTCGCTCCGCCAATCACGTAAAGGGGGACCTTCATCTCCCGAGCAGCTTCTTGCGCCCGTTTAATGAGCTCGCGGCCGTGCTCGAGCCCTCCGTGGGACTCGAGCATGAGAAGCAGGTAGGCGTTTATTTGAAAATCCCGTTGTATTTGACCAGGAGATCCCGGTAGGCCGGATTTTCCCCGTCGGCCGAGTAGACCTCGACGAAATCCGCGCCCATGTTGTTCGCCGCGATGAAGCACTCCTCGAGCGTGCCTTTGAGATCGCCGCCGACGCTCCCGTCAGACGCTCCGGTCATCTGGAACCCGCCCGGGTGCGTGTCGTTAGCCGTAATCAGGTTGTTGATGTAAAACCCGCTGTTACTTTTGGCGTTGAGGCCCCATTGCATGACGCCAAAGAGCGGATAAGCCAGGAGAGCGCGGTTGACGATCGCGATTAGCTTGGCCTGGGCGCTCGGATCCTTGAAGGGCGTCCCTCCCGCCAGGATGAACGGAGTTTGACGGAGATAGGCCGCGTAAGTGTCGACCAGGAGATTTGCGACGACCGTCCAGGAGGCCATAAAATCCTCGTTCGTTTCCGCCAGGCCGATATCGGCCGGGAGCGGCATGTAGCTCTCGGTCTTGTAACCGAACCCGCCCATCGTGATGTAATCGACCAGGCCGTCCAGGTGGATGCAAAGCTCGCGCGTAAACCGGATCAACTTGGGCTGCACGATCGGATCAAACGGGAGGATCATGGGCCCGGTCCCGAACTGTGGCGCGGTGTAGGCTTTTGCCCCGGCCCCGATCAACCAATCCGGGTATTTGGAAAGGCAATTGACGCTCACGCCCAATTGCTTCCGCGCGGCGACGGCCTCCGCGATCGCTTTGTCGATTACGCCGAATTTGAAAACGCCATCCGACGACTCGCATTGGTTCCAGCCAATGGTTTGTCTGTCGCCCCCGAAACCGGGGTTACTGAGCGGGTTGCCTCCAATTTCAAAGAGGCCGTGCGGTCGTTTGATTCTCATGGGGTTAAATTTATCTCATAGGATCCGTGCCAAGTCCATTTTCACGGCCGGGTCGGTGCCATTTTCGCGGAGTTGCGGATCCGGCCTTGCACTCGGCGAGCGTAGAGAGTTGAGCGCAGATCGGAGAGAGCTTTGGATCCGCCCAGGTGCCCGGCGGCCGTCGTCGGATCGCCCAGGTAAGCCTGGGCGCTTGCGATCGAGTTGCGCTCGGCCGTGTCGATCAACTGGTTGAACGCTCGCCAGGCCGGATGCGTGTCGGGCAAGGTGGTCAGGATCTCGTTGAGCTCGAGCTCGCCTAACTGTTTCCCCTCGCGCACGACCACGATCGGCGCGGGGCGGAAAATGGCCTCGAGGAATTTATTCAATAGCCGCCCCCTGTGCTCGGGCCTTTGGTCGTCGGGAGCGCCTTTTGCGGTTCGATCGCCGAGGTCGCCAGGGTCCGGCCGATTTCCGGGTTGTCCCGGTATTGCTGGATCTGTTTTTGGAAGAATTGCAGCCGTTGTTGCAAGATCTCGACCGTGTCGGGGTTATCGGCCAGGCGTTTCGCCATCCTTGGGTTTTTCGACTGGAACGTCGCGTTCGTCAGCACGTCGGCCCGGAGCTGGTGGTTGCCGTGCATTGGCGGCGGGACTTCCAGGCCGTTAAAGGCGCTATTGATCGCCCCGAGCTCGTCTTTCATCTCTTGCTGCGTGGCTTCCTGCTGTGGTCGGCTGATCCGATCGACCAGGCTCGGGTCGAGCATCTCGAGGCCAACGTCCGCGACCTGGCTCATGTCGTATTTGCCGGTCTGATCGAGCTGGAGGAGCTGCTGGACAAGCGGGATCATTTTGGCCGCGTATTCCTCGCCCAGGTTGCGCGGATCGTAGAGTGCCCGGATCTCGTGCTGCGCCTGGATCGCGCGGGCGTCCAGGTGAAACGGCCGGCGGAGTGGTCCGACCACGGCCTGGACTTTGGCGTCCGCCTCGAACTGTTGCATCAGCATGAAAGTATGTTCCAAGACCTGGGTGTATTCGGCCAGGATATCGAAGGTCATTTCCTGGCGGTAAGCGGCCTTGAGCTCGGGATCGATGTTGACCCCAAAGAGCGGGAGAAACTCCTCCGCCCGCAGTTCCACCCGGTTCTCGATCTCGATCGAGCGCACGCTCGGCGGGGGCAAATTCATAAACTGGTAATCGGTCGCGCGATCGACCCCGAGGACGGCTCGCGGGAGCGGGTAGCCGCCCAGGGTGTCCATTCGGTTCTTGGGCACGATCAGGGGCGGGCCGAGCTCGAGCGCGGTTAGATCGGTCCGGCCGTCGCATTGCGTCTTGATCTCTTTCTCCCAGGTGTAGAGCTTTTCCGGGATCCCTTCGCTCGAGAAGATCGGGCCGTCTGTGTGCTCAATCCGGTGCACCACGTAGGGGTAACGGCCGTGATCGTAGTCCAGTTTCTCGTGCGTGGCGTAAAACGGGTTTTTGCCCTTGTCCCCGATCGCGAGCGGGTTGAACACCGTCTCGTAAATGCACGTCGAACCCTGCTCGCTCGTCCGATAGCGGGTGTGATAGAGCTCGTACATCTCCTTGAAGGTGCCGTCCCATTGCGGTTGGTAGTGGCCGGTCCGGCTGCTCGCCCCGTCCTGATAATAGTTGCGCTCGCCCATTGTCCGGCCGGTCCAGGTCGCGTTCGCCGTCTCGCCCTTGTGTTTGAGGAGCTCGGCCACGAAGTCCTCGCGGTAATCGCGCAAGCGGATCCGGCTGATGAGATCCTCGCGCGTCACCCATTCGCGATCGGCGATGTAAGGCGCGGCCTGGAGATCGCGCGTCTCGAGAGGGAAAAGCACGTCCACCCCGAGCCGTTTCGCGGTCCACCGCGGTTGTGATTTGTAGGTGTAACGAACCGGGACCTGGGCTGTGCCCATGACCTGGAGATCGTCCAGGACCCGGGCCGCTGTCCGCCTCGTCAGCACGTCGGAGATCTGCATCAGGAGCTCGATATAATTCTCCTCGTAGGCCGGATCCCGGAGCGTCTCCATGATCCGCACCATGTTGTTAGGCTTGCCCGTCTTGGACTGGATAAACATGTCGATCAACGGGAGCGTGAGCTCGTGCTCGTCGATCCGCTCCTCCTGAGCCCACTCGACCGCCATCAGGCACGCCCCGTAGGCGTACCGCCAGTTGAGGCACAAGGGGATCTCGCGCCGGACGTTTTCCGCCATTTTGGTCCCTACCATCCACTTGAGGAACATCGTTGCCTGGCTCGTCTCGCGGGTGCCGATCGCGGGCCGGAACGCTTCGCATTGGATCTTGGCGTTGTAGCTAATGATCTTGCCAACCATGACGTGGCGGCGGACGTGTTTCTCGGCCAGGCGGATCCGGGTGTCGGAAGATCCTTCCCAGGGAAAGGGTTCGTCTGGATCGTCGGCGTAAGCGTGCTTGAGGCCGTCGTCGCTTTGCCCGTCCCATCTGGCGTGCCAATAGCCGTAGCAGTTATCCCAACGATCATAGACTCCGTTCAAGTCAGTCAGGGATTTGTTAATGGCCGCGCTGAGAGCCTTGATTTTCGGCTTCTCGCTGGCCAGTTCGATGAGATCTTCTTCGCGTTCGCGTTCGGTTAATTCGATCATGGCGTGGGCTGTTGTTGTGGCGGCGCCGGGTCGAGGCCGATTTTGTGGAAAACTCTTGCTGCGTAAGTCGTAAATTGGAGAGGGATAGCGGGCGGGAGCGGGGCGCGGCGAACGAATTTCAGGCGATCCTGATGCACGCTACGCACTAGACCATTCTTAAATCGAACGTCAAAGATTCCCCTCCCGGTGACCCTAAGCGGAGCCCCATAGCGGTTACACCTTGGACAGGCCAATCGGCAAAGCTGGACCTCGAGCTGGCAGGCGTGGCAGGTCGCGCGTTTGTCGTGCGCCGTTTCCGAGAGGAGCTTGACCTGGCCGAGCATGAAGCAGTTAGGACAGACCAGGCGGTCCTGTTGCAGTTCGCGGCCGCAATCCATACAACTCCACCAGCTTCCCCAGGGCCGGATGATCTCACCCTCGCCGATCCCGCGCGCGACGTGCTTAACAATGTCATGCGGTTTCCAGGCTCTCATAGGACCTAGTTGGCTAGTTTCAGCATTACATCGGCGACCTTGTCCAGGGTCCCGTCGGCCGAGAGGGCTTTAAGTTTTTCGCATAACCGAACAAACTCAGAAAGTCGCACCATCTCCTTCTCGTAATCGTGACCCAGGAAGAACTCTCGCAACTCAGTCAGAGCTTTGATTGACAGGGTTTTTTCGGCCTCCATCGTCATGCGCCAGGAGCGCAAGTTTTTGACGGCTTTAGGGAGCTCGTCCGTGAAATTCATCACGTCCTCCCGGAAGTTATCCGTCGCTTCTTCCAGGATCCGCCTGGCGAGCTTTACCTCCTGGGCGTACTCGACGATATCGGTGTCCATAAGTGCTTTTTTCTTTCTAACTATCAGGTCCGCGACCGGCGCAACTAGCTCCGCCTCGAGTTTTTTCCAATTCTCCTCGCGATAGGGAATGTTTTGTATTTCTCCGCCTCTTGGCATATCAAACCTCGGCCGCTCTCTCGGCGGGTGGTAAATCTCGCTGCTCCTCGAAAGTAACTTTGCTGCTTCCCGGTTGATTGGTTTCCAGGCGATCGTCCCGCCCGCGACCAGCTCCCGGCTCGGCCGGACCAGTCGCCTCGGCGGTGGTGGGAGCGGCACGATGTGATCGGGTCGCAACACTGGATTCATGGCTCATTTCTTCTCCTTGGCTTGGGCGGCGAAATAGTGACGGCACCTGCTCTGCGCCCACTTAACAAAATCCTCTGCTGTATCCAATGGAGCACCCCAAACTTTGTAGTTGGCGTCCCTTATGTTGCACAACTCTGCCTCCGCCGTGGCGAGTCGGGCGCGAAGGTCGGATCTCTCCTGTTCACCGAAATAATTCTGGACTGCACAGAGTTTCTTGTATCGCTCCAACTCAGCCTCCGCTGTGGCGAGTTGGGTGGAAATGCAATAAGCACAGCCATCTTCCGTCGTATCGTGTCCGCAATCAGAACAAATTCTGTCGATGGCTACTAATCCCTTGCGGCGCTTGTAGTCCTCCAACTCTGCCTGCACTAGCGCGAGGGCGGCTTCGTGATTGGCACGGGAGATGTAACTTGTGTCCACGCTGGCGCTCGGTTGCTGGCGCTGCGCGCTTAGTTCGCGTCGATTCCATGCAACGATAGCTGATTCTTGTCCGAGTGAGTTGTTATTGTAGGAACCACATTTTGCACAGCCGACTCTCCAATGATCTTTGTGCGTTTCTGCCAGCTCAGGATCTGGATTGCCACAGAATGGGCAGGGTAAAAGTTTAGGCGTGTCGCTCATGCTCATTTCGGTGCGACTAATCCCAGGGATTGCTTGACGGCGGGCCAGTCGTATTTCTTGCGACCGTGCTCGCTGAATTTTCTCGGCTTGATCTCGCCTTCCCGGATCAGTCGGTTGACCTCGTTCTTGCCGACACCCAGGGCGGTTAGGGCGTCGATCAGTTCGCTCCGGTTGAGAAATCTCGTTAGTCTCTTACTCACGTTGCGGGTGGATTTTGGTTTTGATGGCCGACCATCGTTTGCGGATGCTATCGGCGGTCTTTTCCAGGGGCTCGACGTAGAGGGCCGTAGGGCAAATTAACACCGGCTCACCCTGGAGATAGTTCGCCCTGGCGTGCATCTCTTTTGGCATACCGCAGCGGGCACAAGTGTCATTTTCGATTTCCATTTTTTAGTAGTGGCCTCCGCCTTTCCAGACCATTTGCATTTCGTCGACGTAATCGAGCTCGCAGAGCACGGCGTAACGGAGGCAATCGACCGGATCCTTGCACGCCCCATGCGTCCCGTCCCGGCCGGTCCATTCCTTGAGCGCAAAGCGCAAATTCGGGCAGGTGTCCGCGATGAACAGTCGGGGCTCGTTTAGACGTTGCAGTCTCGGGGAAAACTCTCCCTGGTCGACTTCGTCGTCGTAGGCCAGGAGGGTGTTGATCTTTTCGATCGAGCCGTCGCTCCGGCTCGTGATGTTTTGCTCGCTCGGGGCCGCCCGGAAGATCAGGCCGACTTTTTCGCACTCGATAATGTTGGTGGTCGGCGCTTCCTTGGCCAGGGTCGGCGAGGAGGCATAGCGCGAATCCATCCAACGCTCATAGATCCGCTCCCCGGCTTCTTTTTCTTCGTCCTGGACGGCCAGGCCCGGCCGGGCGGGCAACGCGCGACGGCGGCCGAACAGGCCCCGGCGGACCGGCATACGGCGCGGCTCGCCCTCCGGTTTCGCGATGTAGAATCCCTCGCGACCCTCGAGCCGGAAAATTTCGTCCCGGTAACGGTCCAGACCGAATCCAAAGGGAGCTTGCGCGGGCCCAGGACTGCCGTCAAAGGCCACGCGGCCGCCAATCGTGCCCCGGGTGCCTCCGGCGGTCGCCCAGGGACCAGGATCGCCGATCCCTTGCACGTACGCGCTCGGCTGGTTGTGTCCCGTCGAGGGCCATTCCCGATAAACGAACCAACGGCCGGCCGGATCGATCAAAATCCAAAGCATGAACCAGTTTCGACCTGGGCAAGGGTCCACGATCAGGTAACGGGTCCCATGCGCCGGGATCCGCTCGAGAGTAACCTCGTGCCAGGACGTGTTGAAGGTCGGAAATTGCTGCAAACGTGCCCGGGAGAGGATCCCGTAGACGCGCGAGAGAATTTTCGACCTGGTCGCGTTCCGCCAGAGCTTGTAAAAGCGTTCGGCCCCGAAAATTGATCGTTTCCCGGCCTCGGCCGTGCTCGGGTTCCAGGAAAATCCGTAGTAGGGGTTGTCGGTGATGTGAAAATAGACGATCAGCGCCCGCTGATTGCCGTCCGAGCCTGGTCCGGCGAGCTTGACCCTGGGGACCTTCTCGAAACGGCCGCTCGGACGACCATCCGCCCCTTTGATCGGGAGCAATTCGGCATCCGACTCGAGCACGACCTTGCTGCCGTGGTCGTATTCGTCGACGATCGCGGTGTAATTCTGATCGATCGACGTGAAAGTGACGAGCACGATCCCGCCCCGGTCGCCCATGCGGACCCGCAGCGTGCGCAGGAGCTCGGGATCCCGGAGCTCGTCGCACCAAAGCGCGTCGAGCTGGTCGCCCTCCATGTCGGCCGGGTTTTGTTTGTAATTTTTGAACCAGTTCTGGCTCTCGTTAGGCAATTTGAATTTGTTCCCGACGAAATTCGTCCCGTTCCAGTTGATCCGGGCCGAGATCCCCTCCTTGAGCTTCCCGGTCCCGGAGATCCGGGCGCGGATATCGGCGGGCATGTAGCGCCAAAGGATCGGCTGCTGGCGGGCGATCGATACGTCCTCCGAATCGGCAAAGCACCAGGTCCGGCGTTCGGCGGCCGCCATCAGGATCCGCATGATCTTTTTTCCGGCGTACTCGCTTTTGCTCGAGCGGTTGCTCCCGGAGATCCAGATCTCGAGAGCTCCTAAGATCGTTAGGGGTCCGGCCCCGCTCTTTTTCCGGCGGGCCGCTTCGCGCAGGAAATCATCCGGGATCGTTCGGCAAAATTTCCGGTCCTGGAGGTTCCAATTTGGGTTGACCAGGACGACCTCGTTGCCATCGCAAAGGAGCTGGTCGATCACGTTCCAGATCGGCGAGTTGTAACCCCTGGTGAAGGGATCCCGCCGCTCGGCGTTCATAATTCGCGCCCGTTCCTGCTTCAAAAACAGGATATCCTGGCGGGCCTGGGCCTCGCCAAACTTAGCGACCCGAGCGTGGACAGACTCGAGCGAGGGCAAAGGTAGGAGCGGATGAGGTATGTCGAGATTCATAGCTCGAGCTCTCCTTGTTCCCCGCCGCCCAATTGTCGGCGGACCTGGTCCGCATAGTCACCGTGGAACTCGTAGCCGTGTGATGCCTCAAAGAACGAAATGTTAGGTTTCTCGAATCGCGTTACCTTGCCCCGTCGGGTAAAGACAAATTTTGGGATTTGGATCATGCCGAGAGCGAACAACAGGCCCCTGCGGGTGATTTTCCACCATCCCCGTTTTCGGATCGTCTCCGCCGTGATCCATTGCTCCGCTAACCCCCAATAGGCTAGTTTTTGTGAGTTCGTCCGTTGCGGGTAGCTCAGGCCCAGATCGTCGGTTCGCGACAGGCCGCCCGCCTCAAACAACCTTGCCAGGAAGGTCGCCAGTCCTTGATTAAAACCAAACTTGTACTCCACGAGCTTACTACCGCAGAGAGGGCAGATCCCGCTTTCGTCGTCGCCGCTATCTGCCGTTTGAATCATTTTTTTTAAAGGGTTCACGGCGGCCGGGGATCGCCCGACCGCCGTCGGCGCTTTTGCGAGCGCACAATTTTTAGATCTCCAGTCTCGCCTGTATGGTTAGGACATTGTTCCTGGCCTGTCGGAGCAAGTCACAAATTTCCTCGAGCGTGTTGCCGACTGCCGTGGCCGGGGATTCCCTTTTGTTCTCGGGCGACTCCGAGCGCGACGGCGTCGGCGGATGGCAAATCGCCTCCAAACGGCGCGAGAGATTCGCAATCTCCTCGAGAAGCGTCTGCGCGACCTCCTGGAGATCGCGCATGTGCATGGGGATTTCCGCCTCCCGCTCCGCAACGGCGGGTCCTATCCCTGTTATTCCTCCTTGATTCATTTACTGATCTTTCCAGGCGGGCACCCACTTAAAGGGCGGGGCCAGTAGGCTACTCGACGGGATCGGCGAGGCGTTCGGACATGGAAACGTGGTCTGCGATCGGTAATGCCAGATCCCCGCGCTCACGTCGTAGAAGATGGTCCCGCAGGTCCAGGGATCGGTCACAAAGACCGTTGTCACCTTGCCCGTAAAGGTATCGATCCCCTGGTAGGTGACGCCGTTCTCTGCTCCGAGGGTCCCCTGGCCCTTGTTCCCACCACCACCGCCGCCGCTTCCGCCACCACCGCCCGGCGTGCACTCGCCGATCTTAGGCGTTGCTTGATTCGTTAGGTTCTTATGCAGGATGAGCGGTCCGTAGACTATCACCCCATCCGGCCCGGTCGATTTCAACTGGTCGTAGACCGTGCCGTTTGAGTAAGTGCCCGATGTGATCGTTTTGGATCCGTCGGCGTTGTTGGTGAAGGTGTGCCACGAAGTGACACCCAGGTTAGCGGCCCAGGAGGCGGCCGTTGTTATTGCGAGCAGCATGAGAGCTGCGATTGCTGTTTTTTTTATCATAATTCCTCGCCTTTCCCGCCCTGGCGCATCAGTGGGTTATTGCTCCATTGCTTGGCCGTCACGTTTTTGAACCTGGTTGTGTGACCCTCGAACAAGAGACTGATTTCGCCGACCGGCCCGTTGCGTTGCTTGGCCAGGATGAGCTCGGAGTAGAGATCGAGCTCGTCGTCCTTGAGCTTGAGAAATTTGGAAAGTTTTTCGCGGTCCTGGGTCGATTTCGTCCCGATGTTTTTGATCGGCCGCCAGATCAGCATAACGATATCGGCGTCGTTCTCGATCGAACCGCTCTCGCGCAGATCGGAGAGCTTGGGACGGCCCCAGGTGCGCTTTTCCACGTCCCGGTTGAGCTGTGCGCACGCGATCACCGCGATCCCGAGCTCCTTGGCCGTGGCCTTGAGCGCCGCGCTGATTTCGGCGATCTCGATTTGCTTGTTTTCCCGAGCCCGCCGGCTGGTTGACTGCATGAGCTGTAAATAATCGACCACGATGAGCCCGACTTTCTGGCGCATGACCAGGGCGCGAGCTTTGGCTTTGAAATCGAAGATCTTGAGGGCCGGAGTGTCGTCGATGTAGATCGCGGCCTTGCGTAACGGGTCTAGCTTTTCGCTGATCTCGGCGATCTGACCTTTTTCAAAGAAGCCGGTGCGCAGCAAGCTGAGATTGAGGTTGGCAAAGGCAAAGGTCGCGCGATCCGCGAGCTCCTGATAACTCATCTCGAGCGAGAAGATCGCGACCGGGATGTTTTGGTCGACCGCGACGTGCTCCGCGATGTTCATTGCCATCGCCGTCTTGCCGTTGGACGGCCGGGCCGCGATGATGGCCAGGTTGTGGGGCTTGATCCCGCCTAACATTCGATCCAGATCGAAGAATCCAGTCGCGAGCCCGCTGATGACGGCCTCGCCCCGGTTCGCGAAGGCCACTTCCATCTTGCGGACCGTCTCATCGACGCCTTTTCTAATCGGCTGACTCTCCGGTTGGTCGATTCCGTCGAGCGCGATCTCGGTAAAAGCTGCTTGCGTCTCGTCCAGGAGCTCCTGGACCTGGTCCTGAGCTTGAAAGGCCAGGCTCGCGGCTCGCTCCGCGGCCGCGATGATCCGGCGCAGGATCCATTTTTCCCTAACGATATCGATGTAGTAACCGACATTCGCGGCCGAGGGGACAAAGGTGAACAGGTGCGCAATGTAAGCGGGGCCGCCGATCGCATCGAGGTCGCCCTGGTCTTTCACGAGCTGCGTGAAGGTGACCATGTCCAGGCCGAGCCCTTTCGCGCCCAGGAGGAGCGAGAAAATGATCCGGTGCGGCTCAGTGACAAAGGCGTCCAGGGTTGGGATCCGGGCCTGACATTCTTCGATCGCTTCGGGCTTAATCAGCATCGAGCCCAGGAGAGCTTTCTCCGCTTCGATCGACTGCGGTGGCTCGCGCAATGGCGCGAGATATTCCTCGCGCTTGGTCATTCCTTGTTGAGCTCCGCGATCAGTAAATCGGCGACGATGACGGCATTTGAGGCAGCGTCAGGATTGCTAATGTCGGGCGATCCGAGGCCCGCGAGCGCCATACGCAACCGGCGAAGCGCGAGACGCTGCTGGCGTTTCGTTAGGCCACGGTTGGCCTGAGAGGCTCCCGCTGGCGCATCCGCTTCTGTTTTTTTCATAATTGTTCTCCCAGGTGCATGAGGAGCTGGCTCATCTCCTCGCCGATCGATTCGTTTACTTCCGAGGCCACAAAGGCGATTCCGCACCACGGGCAAAAGCTCGGATCCTCGTCAATCACGGCCTTGGGCACGTAGAAAAATCCTTTACACGTTAGGCACTTGCACGCCTGGACGAGCAATTTCGGGCCGGTCCCGGTTGCGCTCTGCCAGCAGATCGCCCTCTTTTCTTCGTTAGGCGTGGGCATGGACCCCGGGTCTTTCTTTTTTTTCCAGATCCTCGAGCAAGCCGGGAAGGCGCGATCGCAGCTCCGGCGAGAGCTCCCAAAACGACTCGGGGAGCTCGGCCTCGGGGTATTTCGATCGGTACGCTTCCCGCCACAGGTCGGGCTCCGGGCGCGGGGTGGCCGTCGTCCCGTCGTCCAGGTCGAGCTCCTTGCGCACGGTGCGAATTTTCTGGATCTCGGGCCGGAGATTTTCCAGGAGCGATTCCAGGGACCGGCGCAGCTTCGTCGCCTGGCGAAATTCGTCGTCCATCGGGAGCGCGTAAGCCCACTCCAGCAGGCCCATTTCCTCCTCGACGATCGGGAGGGCCTGGTCGAGCCAAAAGTCGACCTGCGGGTTGGTCCAGAAAGACTCCTTTTTTTTCTCCTGGAACGCGACCATCGAGATCCCGCCGAGCCGTTTTTTTATTTCGGCGTGAGGCAAAGCTCCGCCCGAGGACTCGGATCCGGCAGGAGCCGGTCGGGAAAGCTCACTCGCAACCGGCGAAGCGCGAGACGCTGCTGGCGTCGCGCGCGGGTCGGATGGCGTAGGTCGTAAGTCGTAAGTCGTAAGGCGTGATAAGCCTGCATTTGTCTGCATCTGCCCGCAAAGGTCGGGCACTTGTCCGACACTTGCAAACATTTGCTGACAGTTGTCCGCAAATTCTTTGTATTTGCTGAACTTTGCACGCGCACGTTCCCGCCAGCGAAGCACTTGCACAACTTCCTTCCCATCTTCGTCTTTATAGAAATTACATAGCCCGTTGTCAGACAATTGCCGACACATGTCCGCAATTGCCGACAGTTGTATGTCATCTGTCTGCGGATTCCCTAATGGAAAGGCGTAAGAACGGATGATTCCGAACGATCCTTCAAAACGGCCATAATCATCGACAAGCGTCACAAGGCGCACGTAGAGGCTTTGCGCCTCAAAACTGAGGGCGTTGAATCGCTTACTGGTGGTGATCCCAGGTTGAAGGTAGCGGAGTGGCATGGTGTTTTTAGCGGAACATTTTTCCCCGACGGCGCGGGCAAGGCCCGACTAGTTCAAAGGCCGAGCTCCCCGGCGCTTTGGGCCTGGCCGTGATCTTCATCCCCGGCACGAAATTTTTGTTGGTCTTGACCGACACAAACACCCGCCGAGAGTCGCGCGGGTCGACTAGGAACTGCGCTTGGATCAGGTGATGATTCGGGCAAACCCGGGTGACCAGCATCGCGCACGGCCCGAGCGGGACCGCCAGAGGCGGGTTGTCGAGCGGGAGCGGCCCGAGTTCTTTTTCCAGCTTCTCGATCCCGGCCTCGGTGATCGTGATCTCCTGACCGGCCTCCGCGATGAAATCGCCATCGTCGAGGATTTTTTTTCTGACGGATCGAAGATCGCGTCTCGTTAGGCCGAGGCGCGCCGCCAATTTTTTTTCTGAGACTGGTTCGAGCATGATGGTTCCTATTAGTCAAAATTTTCCAAGGAGGTCGATGAGTCCGTCTCAGTCGCCCCTCGCGTCGCGCGGGGCACCCCCCCCCGGTCCTCGCGGCCGACGGATCCTGGTGCTGGTGGACCGTCCAGATCCGACGGCTCGGGGCTCGGGGTGGTCGGGTTAGTGGCCAGGTCCGGGATCCCGTCACTCGGGGCCAGGGTTGATCTCGCATCGACCAGCTCGGCCTGGTCGGCCTGGGCCTGGGCCTGGTCGGCGGCCGGATCCGGGGCCAGGTCGAGCTCGAGCTCGCCGAGCTCGGGGCCAGGTCCACCGGTCGCGGCCGGATCCTGGTCGGCCGTCGTGCCGGCCGAATAGGCGGGTTTTTTCTCCGGCTCAAAACCATCCTGGGCGGGATCCACCGATCCTGGCGGCTCGGATCCCGGCGGCTCGGCCTGGATCTCGCGCACCGAGCCTGGCGCCAGGGCTCGAGCTCCGGCCAGTTCTTTTTCGCTCACGAAATCAGCGACCAGGTCATCCCAGGGAGCGTGCACGTCGACGGCCTGGTAACTCTCGACTCGGGCCGTGGGCAGCCCGGCGAGGAGCTGGCGCGACCCGATCAGGTCGGTGATGAGCTTGGACACGTGCGTCATCGGGACCAGGCCCGGATACTCGAGCAACCGCTCGACTTGGAACGCGATCGCGGTCCCGAGATCCACGACCAGGCGCTTGTTTGCTATGTCGATAGCATCCTGGATCTCGCCGATCCGCTCGGCCTCGCTGTTGCGCACGGCCGCGACGGTCAGATGATGCACACCCAGGATCCGGCCGATCTTTAGCATCCCGACGTTGCACGCGAGGAGCTCGAGCACGGCCTGGAACGCTTCCGGCCGTCGCACCCGCAACCGCTCGCCAGTGTATCGGCCCCGTTCTTCCTCCGCCTGAACTAACGACTCGATTTCGTCGGAAAAAAGAAGGCCCTGGCCGATCGTGGCGGGTGGACCTAACGACTGGCCTAACGAGGGATCAATCTCGAGCTCGGGCATCCTGGTTCTTTTCCAAATTGAGAGCCGTCTCATCATCCCAGGCCATGACGGCCGAGAGCGGAGCACGGTAACGGTTATGGGCGCACAGGTGAGAGCGGATCGTCCCGGCCTTCATGAGCTCGAGCACGGTCGTCGCGCGCATCCGGCGGGCCTCGGCGATCTCGGCCGGGGTGTAAAACGTCTCGAGGTTGGCCAGGCGATGGATCAGATCCAGGAGCTCGCCGCGCTCTTTTCGCGCCAGGCGGATCTCGAGCTGGTCCCGGGTCAGGCCGCGCAAGGTCATCGAAATCCTCCGGCTAAAAAAAGAGAGCCCAGGATGTAAAGAGCCCCCAGGACGGCCAGGGCGACGATCAGCGACACGATGAACGCAACACCGACCGGCGGTGGATCCGGGCCGAGCGGGGTTAACATGCGTCTTGCCCCTCAGTCGGTGCCAGGATCTTTTCTGGCATGAAGAAACCGGCGGCCGCCATCTCGACCACGAACCCGGCGAGCGTCTCGGCCTCGGGTGTTGGCTGAGGGGACGCTGTAAACTTGGCCTGGAGCCGTTCGATGTTGCGAGCGTACAAGCCGAGGAGCTGCTCGAGCGCACCGGCCGAGACACACTCGACTTCCAGGCCGAGCGTCTTGTCACCACGTTGCGCGACCAGGCGACAATGCGGCGGGCCTTGCCGGGTTTGTGTCGAGTCGCAATAGCGTGCCACCGAGAGGATGACACCGTTCGCGAGCGTGCGAGTGGCCTGGCCGAGGATCTCACGCATCGATGAGCTCCCGTTTTTGGACCTGACAAGCCAGGGTATTTTCAGCGTCGCAACACCGGCGGCTTTCGCCGGGCAGATCCGTCATGAAATACAACGCGGGCCGCTTGTGAGTTTCGCAGAACCACGCCTCGCCGAGCTCGGCCTGGCGGATCTGAACCAGGGGAGGCGGATCCTGGGGAACTTGCAACGTCAGGGTGACAGCGGGCTTGCTGAGAAAATGTTCAATTGCGAGCCGACCAAGATCCGGGACCCTCATCCCGGTCCTGCGTGCCATCGCGACGAGCCTGAGCTTCTGTTCAGTCGATAATCGCACCATGACTTGAGTGTCGAAAATCAAAGGTTTGGGCACCCAAACGGATACCGTTATGCTTTCCCGAGTGTCAAGTTTTCGGCCAGGGTAGGACAGGTCGCGACCGACCCCGACCTGGTCGTGGTAAGTGGTCAGGTCGACCAACTACCACCCGCCGGAAGTGGTAAGGTTTGTGGCCAGTCGGGGCCGCCGTCACTCGTGACGCTAGGTGATGTTTGATCCCGGGACCGGGGATTAGATCAACCACCAATCGCACCTATGAAACGGCCGATTTACCTATGGCAATTCAACCCGCCGGCCGATTTTATCTCGGGCCTTTTGCCGTGCTTTAATCGACTTAAACGAGGTATTGACTGGCCAGGTAAGTGGTCATACGGTTTCAACCAATGAACGAACCAAAAACAATCGGTAAAATACTTGCTGGAGAGCGGACTCAGTTCAATGAAACGGTTGGCGACTTCCGGGAGCGGATCGCCGGGATAATGAAACCGGCGCATGTCCCCTACCAACCAAAGACCGGGCAGCAATGCACCTGCCGGATCGGGGCGGCCCGGGACAATTGCCGACTGTGCGAAGGAACCGGCCAGGTGATCGACTTCGCCAAGGTCCGGGCCAAGCAGCCACACGTCACGATCGGGGGCGGACGGCCGATCCGGCCGCACCTGGGGCGCGGTGAGCGGCCGACGATCTGGAAGCTCTACGAGTGCGGCGGTGGTTGCCGCTGGAGCTCGACCCTCGACGATTGCGACGGGAAGATCTGCGACTATTCCGGGTGCGGGTGCGGGACCAAAGTTTATATGATCGACGTGACCACGTCCCGGGACGTGGCGGCCAATTGGTTCCGGGGGGTGCAATCGTGAGCCGTCTCGCTTTCAACGCCCAGGGCCGCAAGCGGACCCTCATCCGCATGACGCCCCAGGGACCGTTTCACATCCGCTTTATGGCCCAGGGCCAACGGGTCCTGCGCTCCCTGGGGACGACGATCCCGGCCGTCGCGATCCAAAAGGCGAAAACCCTGATCGATGCAGCCTACGCGGGCGACCAGGTCGCGATGCGCAGCTCTAAGGTCCGATCGGACTACCCGCTCCTTCGCGAGGTTGCCGAGCGTTACCGGGAGCGGTTCGGGACCGACCGACGCCGACGGCGCACGGCCATGCACAACATTGGGAGCCTGGCCAAGATCGTCCGCCTGGGTGCGGGCCTGAGCCTCGAGCAAGCTCGGATCTCGATCCTGGACGGTGCCCTGGTGCGCGACTACGAGGCGGCCGAGGAGCGCCGGATTGACCGGGACGGGAACGGTCACATGATCCAGGCCAGTGAGCTCAGGATCCGCACGACGATCGCGAGCACGCTACGGATGGCTCGGAGCATGTTCAAAAAGTCGAGCCTCAATTGGTTCGACGATCTCGGGATCCCGGATCTTAAGCAGTTCCGCGACCAGGGGACCACGTCCCCCGATCGGCCGAAACCGCAACCCCTGGATCCCGGGGTGATCGAAGCAATAAACGCGGCCGCGCCCAGGTTAAAGATCGACGACCCGCCCGTCTACGCGGCTCACCTGTTGTTTAAGTTCTGCGGACTGCGCAACGGTGAGGCCCGCTCGGCTCGTTGGTCCTGGGTGACTAGGACGGCCGACGGCGGGGGCAAGCTCGGGATCATCTATCGGCCCAACGAAGGCTACAAGCCCAAGGCGAAAACGGAAGGCCAGGTCCCGATCGCGGCGGCCGTCCTGGCCGAGCTCGAGCAGCTCGCCGACGGTAACGGGTTCCTGGTGCCCGGGGCGAGCGCCTACGCTCGGCTCCAGGCCGTGGATATCCGGCACTCAAAATGGGTCGGCCAATGGATCCACGACCGCAGCAAGACCAGTTACGAGCTCCGCCGCTACGCGGGATCCCTGGTCTACCAAAAGACCGGGAGAATCGAGCACGCCCAGGCGTTCTTGCGTCACGGCAATGTCCAGACGACGATGTTGTGGTACTGGTATTTGCTGAGTGAAGTGGCGGCCCTCGAGCCTGCCGATTTCGCTCCGGCGGTCCCGACGCAGTTGGCCATAGTGGCCTAGTGAACAGCGCCCCGATCGCGGCCGTCCTGGTCGCGGTCGGGGCGGACCCGAGGACGAAATAAAATGCCCGACATTCACGAGGACCCGCCCGCAAAGCAATACGCGGATATCGTCGAGCTCATCCTGGCGACCGATTTTCTGCCGCTGATGATCTCGACCGCGACCGAGGCCCGCTATGTCGAGGCCACCTTAAACGCGATCGGCCTGGCCGGACCGGGCCCGGCCAGTGACGGACTCAGGAGCTTGTTCCAGGCGCTCCCGATGCCATCCCAGGCCGATCTCAGGCAGTCCGTGGAGTTTTGCGTCCCCTCCGCTCGCGTTGTCTGGCATCCGGCGGGCAACTGGCGGGTCCGGCTCAACAACGATCGCTTCGATCTCATCCAGTCACGCGGCCGGAAGGGAAAGCAATGGTTCAACGTAGCCATGCGAAATCTCGCACCGTTCGCGGACTTCGATAAGCTCGGTGATTACAGTCAGAGCCCCGAGCTCCCTGGGCTCGGCCAACTGAGCCCATACGGGTCGCGCCATCCGCTCCAAGGAAACAACTTCTTCCAACCGATCGGTCGCCTTTATCTCTAAACCGGCCGTGAAAGTCATCGCCCTTTTT